TAATAGTATCATCACTATTACTAATGTTACCGCCACCAGAAGTTGAACGAGCATCAAACTCAATCTCACGATACCTGGTTTCTAAAATTGGTTGCAGAACTGCACCAGATCCATTGCCACCATCAATAGTGATAGAAGTAACATCTACCAAATCAAAATCTTGTGGGTCAATTTGTACTTCAGTTACACTGCCACGAACTACAGGTCTTACAAGAGCAGTGGTATAGGCAGCTCCAGGAGAACCGATTTCAATGGTTGGTGGATTGATTACATCGTAATTTTTACCACCATTGTAAAGTCTTACATTTTTAATTGGACCAAAGTAAATCTTATCATTTGACTTATAGTTTACAACTTCAGTGCCATTAATTAACATTCCTGTGGATCCAGGAATAGTTGGTGTTCCTTTACCGTCCTTGATATTTCTATCTATTGGGAATTTTTTCAATAATTGTTGAGGATAAATTGCCTCACTCTTTTGACTTGCAAGAACAAATTTGTGTGTGCCTGCTCCAGCAGACGTAAACTCTAAAGAAGATCCTCCCTCAATTAAAGACCTAGAAGCAAAGAGTTTAATTTGATTGGATGCGGACAGCACCTTAACGAAGTAAACGCCCTCAGAGAGTCCTACAAGCGTGTCTGAGGATGCTTTATAGAAGACTTCATCACCAGTTACGAAGGGAACTGGTGATGCAAAAGAGATAATGCTATATTTTTGTGTTGACGCACTAAATCCTTGAAGAGCACTGCCAGCAGCAGACGCAAGAGTTGCACTCAGAGCAGTCTCACTTATGTCATATGAAGGTAAGGAGTTTGAAGCAACGTATGCATGAGTATCATCTGTATATACGTTCTGAACATCAGTCGTGACGGTGTTATCGCCATAGAACAATGGAGTACCGCTACTGGTAGCGGTTTCAACTTTTCTCCTAATTGTGTAGATTGTTGTGGAATTAGCAGTAAATCCTACAAGGTTGTTGAGGGTGATTTGCTTGTTTACAGCACTAACTGTAGCGACTACAGCGTTCGCATGGAGAACAGTTTCCGTAGATCCACTTAGAATATCTACAGTATCTCCGACTTTAAGGCTAGATTCATCAATTTCACTCTTCAATTGAACTGTGGCACCATTGATGCTTTCTACATCAAATCTACAACTTGTGTTGTAAATCCAACTATTAGCAAATATTTGCTTATCGGTTTTATTGAGTTCTGGATTTTTGATTCTTTCACCAATATTTTTAACGAATATCTTTTGTCCTTCGTTAGACAATAAGATATCATTCGTCGCTTTAAATTTAGAAAGAACACCACCAATACGAACTTCTACTTTCTTGGAAATATCACCATCTTCATAACCAATGTAGACTTCATCAGTTCTAAGTTCTGTTGATGGGGTAATAGCAGTTCCAATACCACTGCATCCAAGAAACTGGTTTACAGTTTTATCTGTATATTCAATCGTATTTCTTCCAGAAATAATCTTTCCAGTCTGAGCAAACCCAACAGTAGAATCAACAGTAACTACAGAGGCACCGACACTGACTGTATTTACTACTCTTGTAGCAGGTTGAACCTTAAAGGTCCCCTCAATAAGATCTCTATCATCAAAACCTACAAATAGTCCAAGTTTATAATATGTGCTAATTCCAGAGCGTGTGAAAATTTCTACCTCAGATACTGAAGCTTGAGTAGCACTGTCAGTAGATTTTCTAATTGTTTGTCCGACTAACTTATTCGGATCACCAGAAACTCTCTCAACAACAACCTCTTCTCTTCTTCCAAACTTTGCTGCTGAGGGTTTTACTAGATAATCTTCTAAATCAATTACTTTAGGATCGACACCATAAAGAACTTTGAAGAGAATCTTGAAAGAATCCTCTGTTCCTTTTGATTCGTATAAACTTCTTATCTCCTTGACAAAGTTATTAACATCTAAATCATCTACAAAATCAACATCTTCAAGACCAGGAGCAAAAGAATACTTTAACTTTCTATAAAATTCCTTGAGAAAAAGAGCACTGAGGTTCTGTACTATAGAACCATTAGCATGAACTCCCTCTGAAGTGTCGCTGAATACTAATTCTTCTGGATCAAGAGAAGAACGATATGAAGAAATGCCACTAAAACCTCTAATACATCCAGTAAAAGAAGTTGCAGTTTTTCCAGTATATGTTATAATTTCATCATCAATCTTAAACAGACCATATTCATCAGGAAATCCTTTGGTTGTAGAAACCTGAACTGTATCGGCAGTAGAAGAAATTCCAGCAGTCAAACTGGTATATCCAGTGACAACCTCTGGTGTAAGGTTATCAAATTTAAGATACTGGTCTAAGTTCTCAACAATATCAGTAGCACCGCCCTGATGTTCTTGAGAAATATAATATTGCTTCAGAAAGTCAATAGATTTTGGACTTTCGGATCTAAGAAATTCGGGTAACTGACTTTCAATTACTTGCTGAACCTTTACCCTTCTTTCAAAGCCTGTTTGTATCATTCTTATCCTCTCTTAAGTTCTCCGTTTAGGTAACTTGAAGTAACTTTATAACCGACGCCAGAGATCTGTTCGCCAGATGTAATAGTATCTTTAATCATATTTATCTCACTATCGGCAACCGAGAAAGATAGGTAAAGGTCCTTCAAACCGATAACATCATTAGAATCAGGGACTGCCTGAATCTCAATAATATTATTTTCTTTGACTGTAGATGAGAATGTTATTGTATTCAGTATAATTTCTCCTTTGATGTAATCAACCGTTCCTGCCGACTTGATTACAACTTCATATTCACCATTTTCATTCCTTTCTTTAACTACAGAAATAACTCCTTTACCATTTTCTCCTGGAGTATCGGTAAAATAGAATATTCCACTCCTTCCAGAGAGTCCAAATCCTGTGCTCTTAATATTGAACCCATTTTTATCCATACGGAATTTATTTCCGTAGCAAAGTTCATACTGTGCGGAGGTATTAATCAATGTTTTCAGATTTCTTCTGATTCTGACTCTTGTGATATTGGAGGTAATAGCATTATCAGTGCTATCAATGGTTTGACACAATTTACTGTATTTGAAGCGTCCACCAAACTGATTAATGTTAGCTGTGGCAAAAGTATTCAGTGTTGAGGAAACTTTTGACTTCAAATCATTGACATTTGAGACTTTTGCGTTATTGTAGTAGACTGCAGAGTCAATTTCGACAAAAAGTACCTTAAGATCAACAATTTTTTGATTTATACCCGATAAAGAGTAATTTTTGAGTTTTGTGGCGATGGATTGTTTGTCAAAATCGGAAACAAAGTCGCCATTTTTGGGTTTGATGCTAATAATGACGTTTCCAAACTCAGGTGGGTCCAATTCTTCGCCACCAACAACTGAAACTGACTCAGTATTTGGGTAAATTGACTGAATTATCGCCTCATAGTCGCGAGCAGTGACTGCACGATACTGTGAAGAGTAAATTCTTGGTGCAAAATACTTAATTGAGTCAATACTCTCAATTTCTCCACCATTTGATGCAGAAATATTTGTTGTGACGGTAATTGAATCTGATATAGTGATTATATTTCCATTATTATCAGTGACTCTTCCAGAATATGAAAAACTTTTCGCTCCATTTCCATCAATACCGTCTGTAGTGATGTAAGAAACAGTGATTATCGCGCCATTTTCTAATTTTTTACCAAAATATCCGTCACCAAAGAGAAGTTCATACTTTTCATCTTGAACTTCTTGTAAAAGGTAGATTTCAGAGTTTTTATTGAGGTTTAAAATGTTCTGAGCTAGTTCATATTCTCTTCCTTCACCAGAATCTGATGCTCCTTTAACTTTTACTACGATTGTAGAAGTATCAATGAAAGAATTTTGTAAAATAAATCGTTGATCTAAGGAACCATCAACGACAAATTGCTTTTTAAGGTATGTTCCTTGAATAATATCAATTTCTTTAAATGATGCCGTCCCAGAATTGATTGTTGTCGTGATATCTTCAGGTATTGAGAAGATAAATTGACTTTCATTTGCTCTCCCTACGCACACTAGACCCGCCTCTAAGGTCATTGTAGGTGATGTGCTGGTAGTTTGTACGTTAAAACTTACGTTCGCCTTAGCGGCGCTTCTGGAGCGAGGTACATAACCAATATTTCTTGCCAAAGAAACAACATTTTCTCTCAAAGTTGCCGAATCCAAGAAGGATTCGTTTACAATCATGTTTGAGTTATAGGCAGTAATGTAAGTATTATATGCTAACGTGTCAATTAATACAGAAAAATTAGATCCCTCAAAATCAAAGTCCGTAAACGCAGAGTTTGCACGGAGATAGTCTTTGATTTGGGACCTAATTTGGTCAAAATCTAGGTTTGTAAATTTAGTAAAAGGCATATTACCTTGTTGCCTCTAGCAAAAATGAAAATTCTTGAGTAGGAAAGTCCTGACCAACAATATCATAAAAGATAGTAATATTGAATGTGTTATTATCTGGTTGAGGATTTACATCAACTTGCACATTTGCAACTCTAGGTTCAAAATTATCAATTGTGGTGATGATTTGCTCTTCAATTACACCCGCAGTGGCAAAATCAACAAAATCAAAAAGACTTGCCCGTACATCAGACCCTAAAATTGGTTGAAAAAACCTTTCTGTAGGGATCGTCTGCACTAAATTTTGAACTGAACGTGTGATTGCTCTTGCGTTCTTCAAAATTGGCAAGTCTTTTGTCACAGGATGTGGGTCAAAAGACAGACTTATGTCTCTAAATGCTCTTGATTCCCGTGAAATTGCCATTGGTCAGTAGTTTTCTTGACTTTATTTATGGCAGCAGGGTCACCATAAACTTCTTGGATCAATCTTTCCTCTGGATCTTCGGTTTTATGTGGCTTGGACCAGTATTCGTGCATGTAATTATTAGGCATTGACCAGTAATCCGTAATTAAGTTTGTTGTTCCCCACATTTTATACATGTGGTTTTTGTCCCTATCAACGGGTGAATTGCCCATTTAGTCCTCTTTGGGTGATTCAGTGTATTTATTTTCGCGTTCGTCTGCCGTTTTCCAGAAGTATTCATCTTCACGACCCATACCGAGACGCTTGTAACCATTTTCAACTTGATAATACTGTGTAGAAACCTTAAAATCAGGCATTTTGGGTTCTACAGGAGTCAGACTATTATCAAAGATACGTAATCTATTGTTTGGATAGAGTGCATACTGTCCGTTTTCAAGTTCAATTAGGTTATGAGACTTGTGTTCGGCAGGATTTTCACTCGTCGCCCAGTCAACATAGTCTGGATCATGATGATAGTTGTCAATCGTACAGACATAAGTTCCCTTTACAATACCATGATCGCGAGTGTAGCACTCATAATCCATTGAACCAATGAACTTCTTATCTACACTAACGACACCATAGTCCATACAGTTCCAAAACTGTAGGTTGGGGAGGTCCATATCAGGCGTAGGAGTTTCTGGATCCGAGACAAACGCACTAATCGGCAACTTATCATACATTGCCGCATATTCTGGTAAGTAAGTTTCAAAATAAAAAGCGCGTCCAGGTATGGATTTAACCGATACCCAAACGCCCTTTACAAACTCACCGTGTCCAGATTGATGATCCGTCAGATATTCTTTACGGACCCATACTTCCTGAGAAGGAAGATTAGCAATCAAGCAAGCCATGTAGTCTTTACAAATCTAAACTATGTATTATCGTCCTTGACCGCGATATGCTTTCTTCTTGTTATTACGAGAAGTAGCGGCGTACTTCGTGTTTTTTCCCGATCCTTGACGAGACTTCTTCGGTTTTCCGGGCATAAACCCGTCTTTGACGACACCGACTTTAGAACGCATTGCCATTAAGAATAATCTCCAAATACTTTAGTTTCAATGTCCGAGGGACGCGGACGACCTGTCTGATAGTATTCTACCGCCAGGTCATCCATAATATCAAAATACTCTTCCTCTGTCAAGTTCTTGAACTTAGTCTCTCCCTTAATGAGGATTGTGTACCTGTCAGCCATAATCAGATAATACGAGACTTCTCGTGACCGACTCTGATGTTAGGATCACACCAAATCTCATATCCTGCTTCGATAGCATCTAGACAGAATGACACATCTTCTCCACACATATCTTGAACTTCACCACTCTCAAAGACTTGCATCTTCGGAGCGAACCATGGATATTTGATCTTTTCGTCTTCGAAAACACCATGTTTGATGAGCAACCATCCGAAACCTGCATAATCAACGGTGAATGGTTTCTTACGCTTACTGATGGTCTCCAAGGTTTCGTGATTCATTACTCCACCATTACTACGGAAATCATCTTCATCCATCCAGTGTGCTACAGAGGTTGTCTGTCCGTCCTCAGTGCAATACCAACCAGATGCAATGTCCTTATCCATCAGAACCAACTGAAGGAACTTCTCTGTGTTGAAGACAATATCACTGTCAATCCACAGTTGCCAGTCATACTTCAGTTTTCCATCCCAGGGAATCTGATCGGGTCCACGCAGTACGTTTGCTCCAAGACACTTACAACGTGCAAAGTTCACCATGGAACTGTAGTCTTGAGAGATCTGAATACTACCTCCCATTTGTACGATGTCAAAACAAAGTTGTACGAAGTTCTTCAGATATGTGTATGATACTCCTCGTCCAGGAAGACAGAATACTACTGACTTGCCTCGTACCATCTCCTTTGCTTTGTCGTAATCATACTGAGGAGCAGGTCCTTTCTCACCCTTAGCGGGCGATTTTGCTTTTACTGTAAATCCTTTTGCCATAATTTGGTCAACTTGAAATGTGAATGCATTCAAAGGTAATTATACTATGAGAACCAGTGAATGTCTAGGTCAAAGTTCGGTTACTACGATAGCGTCTCCATCAACCTCCATGTTTATCTCTGTGCCCTCATACCACCCAAACTCAGATATAATCCACTCAGGAACCTTGATGACATACTCCCCAGTTACTGTATCGACTTCTACAGACGAAAAATTTTCTCCGCGATTTTTTTTCATACAAGGTATTTCAGTTTTCATTTTTGTTTTATATAGAAAAACTTTGAGTTATATAAAGACCTCGCGAAAGCAAGACTTTATAGCTTAGAGGGACCCATGCCTTTTTAAACCGCCGGGGGGCGGCGGCGCGGCGGGGCACTGTGCCACCGCCACGACTGGCACAAGGGGTCAGCGACCCCAGAGGAACCGTGCTACCCGCTCCCGCTTACGCAGTGGCATCAGGCGGGTGTATTCCACCCAACGGGGACCAAGTTCGTGGCGCTTGATCAGACCCTTGCTTGCCATTGCCTTCAGGTACTTGGAAAGACCGGTGCGGGCGTCGTTAGGCATGCCCAGGGCGGCGTTGATATCAGTCGGAC